TACTATATTGTTGTTTATCAGAAGCATATGGTTTTTTAAAAGGTCCAATAGATATGTTGACACTATACGAAAATAAGTATAAACAAGAGGTACAGAAGTTTGCTAACGAGCAAGTTGGTAGAAGACGAAGAGACGACTACACTGATGGCGCTGTTCGTATTCCAGTAACTTCAGCAAACCCTTAGGAGATAAATTATGGCGATTACATCAGCAATTTGTACAAGTTTCAAACAAGAAATTTTAGTTGGAACACACAACTTTACAGCAACAAGTGGTAACACTTTTAAGATAGCTTTATTTACAAGTGATGCATCTTTAGGTGCAGGCACTACAGCTTATTCAACTTCAAACGAAATTACAAACTCTTCTGGAACTGCATATACTGCAGGAGGAGCTACTTTAACAAGTGTAACTCCAACTACTTCTGGAACAACTGCATTTTGTGACTTTGCAGATGTAAGTTATACTTCTGCTTCTTTTACAGCAAATGGTGCATTAATTTATAATGATACTCAATCTGATAAAGCTGTCGCTGTTATCGCTTTCGGTGGTGATAAAACAGTATCAAGTGGAACTTTTACAATTCAATTTCCAACAGCAGACGCAAGTAACGCAATCATCAGAATAGCATAGGAGGCCACCCATGTCGGTGACTTCAGGATGGGGCCGGTTAACCTGGGATCAATCTCAATGGAGCGGTTCTACACTTTTAACAACAGGATGGGGTGCTGAAGATTGGAATAATGGATCTTGGGGTCAGATAAATGATGAAATAGTTTTTCCAACAGGTGTATCTGCAACCATATCTTTAGGAGATGCAGTAGCATATGCAGCTCAAGGTTGGGGTAGAGATTTTTGGGGAGAGGAGCCTTGGGGCGAAAGCTTTGATCCTGTAATTACACCTACAGGTTTTGAATTAACAGCATCTTTAGGACAAACAGAAGAATCTAATCAAACAGGTTGGGGAAGATTATCTTGGGGTACAGCTGATTGGGGTGAGGGTAGAGATGAAACTGTATCTCTTTCTGGTGTAGAATCAACTGCTACTATAGGAAGTATAACTCCAGTATTTACATATTTATTAGAAGTAGGTCCTGCTTTTAAAATGACAGGACAAGTTGGAAGTCTTGGTATTGGTTTAGGTGTTAATGTTTCAGGTGTAGAATCTACTTTTGCAACACCAACCATATCATCTGCAGGAACTTTGGTTGGTTGGGGTAGAGATGCTTGGGGTGATAACTCTTGGGGTGAGTCACCAAATCAAGTTATAGGTTTAGTCGGTGTTGCTGCAACTGCAAGTGTGGGATCAATATCTCCAGCAGATGTTGTTGGTATATCCGGTGTAGAGGCAACAACAAATGTTGGTAGTTTAACTTTTGTAATTAGCCCAACAGCAGCTATTACTGGATTAAATGCTACTGTAAGTCAAGGCATACTAGGTTTAGAATTTGGTCCAGCATCTATTAGTGGAGTGGCTGCAACAACAAATGTTGGAACTTTAGGTTTAGAATTTGGACCTGCAGAAATAACAGGTATCGAAGCAACAACAAGTATTGGAACTTTAGAGGTTGGACCTATTTCTTTAATAGATTTAACAGGTGTTTCGGCAACATCCTCTGTTGGATCTTTATCACCTGCAGATGTTGTTGGCTTATCTGGCATAGCTGCAACATCCTCTGTTGGTTCTATATCTCCAGCAGATGTTGTTGGATTAAGTTTAGATCAAATTACATCAACCATAGGGTTATTAGGAATAGAACGTTATACTAATATTGACACTGGTTCAAATACATCGTATACAGGCGTTTCAACAGGGTCGAATGATACTTATTCTAATGTTGCAACTGGATCAAATACCAGTTATAGTAATGTAACAACAGGATCAAATGATACTTATTCTGATGTTGCAACTGGATCAAATACAAGTTATAGTGACGCTGCATAGGAGATAAATTATGGCATCAACATACACACCTTTAGGAGTTGAACTTCAAGCAACTGGTGAAAACGCAGGAACTTGGGGTACAAAAACTAATACTAATTTACAAATTATAGAACAAATTTCTGGTGGATATATTGCTAAATCAATTGCAGGTGGAGCTCAAACAACTGCATTAGCAGTTTCTGATGGATCAGCTGGTGCAGAACTTGCACACAGAATGATAGAATTTACAGGAACTATCACTGGAAATCAGATTGTAACAATACCTCTAGACGTTCAAACATTTTATTTTTTAAGAAATTCAACATCTGGTTCATACACAGTTCAATTTAAATATGCATCAGGAAGTGGTGACTCTTTTACTTTTGCAGCAGGAGATAAAGGCGATGCTCTTGTATTTGCGACTGCAAACGATGGAACTAATCCAGACATAGATACTTTACCAGCTGGAAATGTTACACTTACAGGAACACAGACTTTAACAAACAAAACTTTAACAGCTCCAAAAATTGCAGATGCAGGTTTTATTGCAGATGCTAATGGAGCAGAACAAATTATATTTCAAACAACATCTTCTGCAGTAAATGAGTTAGAAGTAACTAATGCTGCAACAGGTAATCCACCAATCTTAGGTGCAAGTGGAGAGAGTAATGTTGATGTTCATATTAAACCAAAAGGCACTGGAGAAACTAGAATTGGAACTGGAGCGGCGTCAGCAACTCTTACAACAAGTGGTGCTCACGATTTAATTTTAGATACTAATTCAGGAACTAACTCTGGTACAATCACAATAACTGATGGTGCAAATGGAAATATTAATATAGCTCCAAATGGAGATGGTGTTGTTCAAGCCGGTGGTGCAGCAGTAAAAGTTGCTGGTAAAGAAACTATTTGGGTACCAGCAGTTGCAATGTATCCTAATACTACAAATGGATGTGCATCATTAGCTCAAACAGAATTAAGTAATGGACCTGAATTAAAAACTTTAGATTTTGATAAAGATTCAGATGAGTTTGCACAATTTGCTGTAGCATTTCCAAAATCATGGAATGAAGGAACAGTAACTTTTCAAGCATTCTTTACAGCTGCTTCGACAAACACAGGAACTACAGCATGGATTTTGCAAGGTGTTGCATTAGCTGACAATGGAGATTTAAATACTGCTTTTGGCACAGGAGTTGGACCAACAGCAAAAGCTATGAGTGGAACATCAAATGATTTAGCAGTAACAGCAGAAAGTGGAGCAGTAACAATAGCGGGTTCGCCTAGTACAGATGAATACGTTTTTTTTCAAATATCAAGAGACGTTTCAGCAGATAGTTTAACAGCTGATGCAAAATTATTAGGTGTTAAATTATTCTTTACTACTGACGCTGCTAACGACGCATAAGGAGTAGGAAGATTATGAGAGATAAAACTTTTCTTTACGGAAAAAACCAAAGAAGAATAAAAAAAGGACCTTTAAAAAAAGCATCCTTTGGATATAATATACTTGGATTTGGTGGAGGTTCCTCAGGACCTCTTATTTGTGCAACCGGTGGTACAATAACTACTGATGGTACTAATAGAATTCATGTGTTTAATAGTCCAGGAACGTTTACAGTTAACTCAGTTTCAGGCGCATCACCAGGTGATGTAAATTTTTTAGTTGTCGGTGGCGGCGGAGGTGGCGGTGCCGGCGGTGGCGGCGGCGGAGGTGCTGGCGGTTTTAGAACTGGATGCGCACCTATATCCGCAAGTCCAGGATCATATCCAATTGCAGTTGGAGGTGGTGGTGCTGGCGGTAGTCCTGGACAAGGAAGTAATTCAAGTGGTCTTTCAATAACTTCTGCCGGTGGCGGAAATGGTGGTTCTTCTAATTATAGCACAGCAGCAACAGCCGGAGGATCTGGTGGTGGTCAAGGAAGAGATGGTAATCCATCAGCTGCAGCAGCTGCTGGTAATACTCCACCAGTAAGTCCTTCTCAAGGAAACAATGGAGGATCTTCTCAACCAGGATCTTGGACAGGTGGCGGCGGCGGTGGCGGCGCTTCAGAAGTCGGTGGTACTGGAACTGGCGGAGGTCCAAGTAACGAAGTCGGTGGCTCTGGAGGAGATGGTACTGCTAGTTCAATTACAGGTACATCTGTAACTTACGCAGGTGGTGGCGGAGCTCAATCTTGTGGTCCTAACGGAGGAACTATACCCTCAACTTCTCCTAGAAGAGGTTTTGGTGGCGCAGGTGGCGGTGGCGCAGGTTCTAGCCACGGTAATTCTAGAGAAGCAGGAACTGCTAATACTGGTGGCGGTGGCGGAAGCGGAAGTGGAGCAGGAGGGAGTGGCGTAGTTATAATTAAATACGCTTTTGCATAACCTATGGCACATTTTGCAAAAATATCTGATGAAAACATTGTTCTAAGTGTATTAGTTGTAGATAATCACGACATAGTAAATGAAGAAGGGCAAGAAGTAGAAAGTCTTGGTCAACAATGGTTACAAAAACATAACAACTGGCCAGCAGAAAAATGGATACAAACTTCATTTAATACTTTTCAAAATACACATGAAAAAGGTGGAACACCTTTTAGAGGAAACTACGCTGGTGTAGGTTTTACTTGGGATTCTGTTAATAATATTTTTTGGCCTCCAAAACCATATGATTCTTGGGTACAAGATATTCCTAATGCTAAATGGAAGTCACCTATAGGTGATAAACCTGTTTCAGAATCTGATGAATTTTTATATCTTTGGAACGAAGATAATCAAACTTGGGATAAAATTTCTAAAAACGGTTAGTAACTACGGCCGACCAAATCAAATTTTATAGTCTGAACAAAATTTAAATAAGAATTACCTTCATTAAGTATTGTATATTTTAAATGTGCTGGAAACATAACAAACCAATTATTTTCTAAACGAACTGTTTCTACAAGACCTTTAACTCTATTATTATCGTGGTGTATTTCTATATTACACGTATTGGGATCTATTTCTACTCCATACAATAATACAAAATCAGGAGCATGCATTAAATCCATAAGGTCTGTTTCTACTCTTAGATCTGAATTTTCATTTCTTTCAAAGAAAGATCCGTAACTACCTATATCAATTATAGCAAATTTTTGATCATGTAGTAAAAATTCTTTGATATAAGTAACTAGTTTATCCCACGGTTTAGAGATACGATAATTAACATTTTGATAGTAATCAGATGTTAATATTTCTTTTACTAATTGATCTCTTTCTATTTCAAAACCCTCTGGCATTTTAACTTCACCAAAATATAATGCTTGTTCAGATAAAATTTTTTTATTTATATATTTCTTCATTTCATCATTTCTCTTAATATTTTTTTTATCTTTAAGTGTTTTATATTTACTCTATAATTATATATATTCCAAGTGCCTACATCTCTAGGATAAGTTTCAAA